AGGAGTTACATCAACTCCAAGGAAAGCGTCCATACCGCAACTTTCACGGAAGTTACCCTCCGTGAAGCTCTTATTGCGGTTAACACGCATGCCAAAGGACTCGAGCCACTCTTCTACCTGACTACAATGGTGCGTGGGGACAATGATATCATCCCCATAGACTTGCACCATTTGAGAGGCGTGCAAAACGCTCCTATGCGTGGGCTTGCGGCCCAACTTGTGTAGTATCGCGGCAATCGCTACCATAGCGAAAACCACACTCTGCACAGGGAACGTAGTTGCATTACCCATACCGGCGTACTTCGTGATAGTTCGCGCAGGCTTTTGGTCTGCGCTCACTTCAACGGAGCGGAACTTCTCCAACCTCTCCAAAAAGGTTGGTGCCTTTTCGAATACTAACGACACAAGCTCTTTACTGAGCCTGTCGCTCGCACTCGATAGGTCTAGGGTTCCCCATAAGCCGTTTTGGGAGCCATATAGGGCCAAATAACTGTTCGGCTCTTGATGGCTAAGAGTAAGCACTTGCCTGAGTATCGGACACCTGTCGATCTCTCGACGGAGTCTTTCATTCAGGGCCTGCTGGGCAAATTGGAGCACAACAGGTTCTATTGTGATAGTTCGACGTGAAGTCGAATTTTTCGCAACAGATATGAGCTTAGCTCTTCCTCTCAATACCGGCGGTTCTGCATCTGGCTTTTGGAGATCAATCCGATCGGATAATCCGAACAGATCCATCCCCAGGCAATCCAGGTTTCCATCCATTTGGATGAATTCCCAGATCGCCCTCCATTTGGAGTTCGCTAGATGACCCTCAGCAACCGCCCCCGGCCCGTGCTTAAAGACGTGTTCTTCCTCTCTTTCGAGATTTGGAAGTATCGTCTGACAGCACATCTTCAGAAAGTGACGGCGCGTGTCGTCGAACGTAAGTCCGACTAGCTCGTCGTCAGTGCTGAAGAATTTGGTCTTTGCCTTTTTGTCTAAGGCATCGGTGTTCTCTTCCGACAGACCAAACTTCTTAAACAAGAGTAGAATCTGCCGCACGCTTTTGACATGCGACAAATCAACGTCCTGCAAAAGATGACCGGTGAATTCATCAAACACTCTAGAGACAATACCCGAAAGAAATTTCGGGATTTGTCGTCCCCGGTTCCTTGCGAACCCGGGGATATGCTCCAGACGCCGAAGCGCTAACCCTCTGTCGAAGGCGAGCGCAAAGGTCGGAAGGGCCACAGTGAGAAAACTGAGGCCTTCGTGTTTGAATCTCGACTCGATCGTCAAGAGATCACGATCGAGGTCTTTCAAGTCAGGATCGAACCTTCTCACATCATCGAGAAGGCCCGACATGATGCATAGCGGTCTGTTCGCCGTCACGGGTACTCCCCGAAAACGGGACCGTAACAGACGACTCTATAGTACTGTCCAACCTCAGACTAAAGTCTTGGTCTGAGAATCAATCCGAGCACGATAGCTCAGATTGAGCGCCTGCTCAACGATATTCATGGTGAGGCTAAACACCTCATTGCGAATCGCGTTGGAGTAAGGTTGTCTGGATTGTGTTTTCCGCCGTGCGATTTTGTTCATCGCCACGCTGACATTGTGATAAAACACCCACCAGGTTGCCCATCGTTCCAGATGTAAGAAAC